CAATATATTTAAATTTGCATTTTTGAAGTTTTAAAATCTTTTTTTCTTCTTTCTCTTTTTCAAGATCTTTTTTCTTCTTTTCAAGTACCTGGATTATTTCAATTTTTGATAGTTCAATAAAATCAAGATCTAAACTATAGAAATTAGTTTCATTGAAATATGATCCCGTATGATGCCAAGAGCTACAGATTAGAAAAGCTTTTAAAACTTCTTTGCTATAAATTTTTAATTCTTTTTCTTGAAAGTCATTTCTAACATTTAAAACGCATTCTATAATATCGTTTTTAGTCCATTTTGAAAGTGGCTTTTCACCACTTTCATAAGCTTCATAAGCGCGCACGCTCATTTTATTGCCAATATATCCCATATATTTTTACCTCCTAAAACGGAAACTCAAACTCTTCCATATTGATCTTTTGTTGTTCTGGTGCTGCTTTCTTCTTCTTTTTTGGTGCAGCTTTTTCAACGCTCATTTTTTCGATTTTACCATTATTATACACATAGCTTTCTATAAGCTTGTTTCTATTAAAAACATCTATAGTTTTAAAGCTAGTGTTATAAGTTGCTAGCAAGCTTTTTGAACCTGGTTTACAGATTTTAAAAAGATCCTTGTTTAAAATATCAACACAGCATTTATAAATTTTGAAGAAATAACAGATATCTTTTATTTCTTGGATATCAGGCGCAAAAAGTTCTTTTTTAGCTTCTGTATTGAAATATATTTGAATATCATAATTGAAAAGCTTGTCAAGATCATGAGCGACAAAAAGCCTTAAGTCATTTGTTTGAGCTGCTGCATACATACATTTATTATGATCAAATTTAAAACCATGATCTTTTAAAACTTTTTCAGTTGAAGCGCTTGGAGTTCCTAACGCTTCAACATAAATGTGTGGTTGTTTTCTTTCGTTTGTAACATAATAATTAAAATGGTTTCGTTCACGCTTCCACATTGTCATTTTTTAGCCCTCCTAAAATATCCAATGTATATAATGTGTTTACAAGCAGCCAAAGCTCGCGCGGTTCAAGCATCCATGCAATGGTATCTAAACCATAGTTAAGATCATATAAACCATTTAAATGTTTTGTAATTGTGTAAGGCTTGCAGCTAGATCCATTTAGTCGATCTAGTTTTTTTTCTGTAAACTCAATATATTCTTTATTATTCATTTTTAAAACCTCCATTCATTATCTTCAAAAATAGTTATAACAAGTGTATAAAGTTCTTTGCTTACTTGTTTAGAATCAACTAAAAGTTGATCATAATAAACGCGTATAACTTTTTCATTTTCGATATAAGCAAGATCATAAATAAATGATTTAATATGATCCGCAAGACATTCATAAAGAAAATCATATATAACAAAATTACCAGAAATAAGATCATTCATATATGATCTTATTCTTGCATATTTATGCAATAATTTAATTTCTAAAAGTTCCATTGTTTAACCTCCTGCAATTAATAAATAAGTGGTAACATGATATTTAAAAGGCCCAATATTATACCCATGATCAATGTAGATGTGCACGCTGCTAAATATAATTTTAACAACGCAAGTATGAGCACCTGGACGGCGCTCATATTGTCAAGTTTTTTACGTGTTAGCATGTGTAAATAACTCCGGTTGAAGTTTCACAATATCCATCATAGCCAAGATCACGCGCGAACGCTTTATAATCAAAATATCTTTGCGCAATTTCTGGAAGCTCATAACATTCTTCTACAAGTTCATAAGCTACATCTTCCAATGTCATGCCTTCATAAAAAGTGTAGTTTTCACTTTTTAAGTATTTTAATGCATCCGTATAGCTGCATACTTCCATTAATGCAGTGAATTCACTTTCATTGTCTTCTAATGCTTCAGCCACTTCATTAATATCGTCAATGTTTGGATATTCACCAAATGCATCATACATATCAAACAATGAACAATCATAATCAGTGATAAACCACTCTTCATACATTGTGTTTTCTTTCACTCCAATGCTTTCAAGTTCGCTTGTAAAATCATCCTCATCGATAGGAAAATCAATCCATTTACCAACTAAACAACCCTCATTGTATTTACCTAAATTTGTAATATAAGCTTTCATTTCACACATAATCTTTACCTCCTTACTTTTCAATCATTTTTTTTAAAAGATATGCATTGAATGCTAACGATAGTAATAACGCTATTTTTAGTAGTTCCATTTTTTAAAACGTGGTATAATATAAGTACCTAAGTGACTAAAATAAGTCACTTAGATATTTAGCAAGAAGCTTGAGGGCTTCACCGATTAAGAGCGTGTATATAATTTCGAACGTTTTGGATAGGTACGAAATCATGCGCTCTTTTTTTTCGCACTTTTTTCTATCGCGACGTTTCATCGGTTTGCTACGTTTATACTTTGCCACGTTTGCACCTCCTTTCGTGTGGCTTGTCTCTTAAGACATTTACAATGTACATCATAAATGTTACGTTGTCAATAATAAAATGTAATATTTTTTATTTACAACGTTATAATTTGAATTTACAAAGTAAATATGATAATATACATATAAAGAAAGGACGGCAAAAAAATGTTAAAAGAGAAACTAAAAGCTTTGTTCACGATGCGAAACAAAACACAAATAGAATACGCAAAACATATAAATCGCACACGTCAATCGTTAAGTAATACGATTTCAAACAATAGAATAAATTTAGGTGAGTTTATAAAGTTATGCGATTGGATGGGGTTGGAAATAAATATAATCGACAAGGCAACAAAAGAAAAAATAATTGAATTAAATATAAATGATATACAAGAAAATAAAGACTAGACACGCTCAATTTTTGCGTGTCTTTTTTCTTCTATGTTTACACCCCTAGACTTGATTATTTAAACAAACGACGCTATAATTTATTTGCTTATTTAGTGACGCTATTCATTGACTTTTATGTTTATGAGTAAGCGCCCTTTTTTTATGTCTAAACTTATTTTTTTACGCTCATTTTTTTAAAAAGCTTTTAGTTTCGCAAACGTGCACGCAAGCGCCTATTTAAAAGGCTTTTTGGTGTGTTCGGTTCTTGTCTTATAACATATAGTTAACAGACTATTAAATATATACATGTATGGACGTTGTGAACGTCCTTTTTTTTGTGGGGTTTGCTTCAGTTCCAGAAAGACAAGTAACACGCTTGAACATATGGAACGGGTGCGCATGATTCAATGTATTGGAGTGATGCAAGACTTATTGCATATATAAGAACGTGCGCACGCGTTCTATTAATGTAGTCATGGCTATGATGTGTAAATACGCTTTCAACAAGTCATGTTGAAACATCTTTCAACACAATAATAAATATATGAATGTCATATGATTGAAGCCGTGAACGTGGTTGTGTGGTGGTAGCTGCATAGGTTTGATTTTTAACCCTGAAAGCGCCTAGGGCTGGGATCAGATCAGCATAGACCCCCCTATCTTTCGGAAGTTTTTTGCGTTTCGGGGAACGGTGTGGGGAGTTCAAAAAAACTGGGTCATGGGTGCATGAGAGGGGGTAAAATCTGGATTTCTTCATTTTGTACAGTGTACAAAGAAAAACCGTGATATTCTGTAGTCGTGAAGATTGGAAAACATCTTCTGAACAAACAAGGTAGTTCTTGGATTGTTTCATTATTTCGTGCCCGTTGAAAAAGACCTGTGGAAACATGGGTCTTTTTCATATCACTGCATTCAAAGTATTTACTGTTAGTTTTTGTCGTCCTTTAAATCTGTTAACTGTAGTTATGGTCAAAACTTTGAATGTAGCGATATGAAAAAATATTATGGTTCAGAAGCAACAAAAACAGGTGCTAGAAATTATGCTAGAAAATTTTACTCAAGCAAAGCTTGGGAAAAGAAAAGCAAAGCGTATAGAAAGGTACACCCACTTTGTGAAAGATGTTTAAAAAAAGGTATCTATACCAGGTCAACTTGCGTACACCACAAAGTGCACATTGACCAGGATAACTATAGAGATATACACATTCTATTTGGCGATTCTAATTTGGAAGCGTTGTGTGACTTATGCCATGCTGAAGAACATTCCAAACGTAAACCATCTTTTGAATTTGATGAGAACGGAATGCTTATAGGATGTGGAAGGGAGGATGATGAATGCAAAAAGGAGCATGGAAAAAAAGAATAAATTCTCAACTAGAAAATTTAGGTACATATTCCCCTGAATATTCGGTTGCGATTGATTCACTCGCAGATGCATTGGCCCAATATGATTCAACAATGAAACAATGGAGAGATTCGAGTAAAGCAAATGGCTACAAATCACTACAGATGGTTGTTGAATATACGAACAAGGGTGGTGCAACGAATTTATCACGCTCACCATACTACATTATTACCGTTCAATTACGTGATCAGATCATGAAATACTGCAAAGAACTTGGCTTGTCACCTACTTCACTTTCAAAAACAACAGAAGTATCCGGAAAAAAGGGTGATGAATTGGATGAGTTCATGAGCAGATTTAAATGAAATATCTAGACATTTATAAAGAACGTATTAAATCGGGTGAAGATGTAGTCGGTAAGTGGATAAAGCTTAATCTTCAATATGTTGAAAGAGGTTTAGCAAATGGAGATTTCTTCTATGATGAGAAAAAAGCGGAAATGCATATAGCGTTTATTGAAACGTTTTGTCATCACGTAGAAGGAAAAACAACAAAAGTGAAGCTTGAGCCTTGGCAAAAATACTATATTGCGTGCATATTCGGACTTGTTGATAAGAATGGAAAAAGGCAGTTTCGTGAAATACCTACGGTCATGGGCCGAAAACAAGGAAAATCATTTCTTTGTGCAGGTATTGAACTTGATGTTGGATTTACATCTGATGAAGCAGGTATGCAGATATACAATATAGCGCCAAAGTTAAAACAAGCGCAGATCATTTACAATGTTCTGTATCAAATGATGGAACACTCTAAAGCATTGAGTCAAAGAGTAAAAAAACGTAGAACAGATATCTACATGAAACAGAACAACTGTAGATGGGAGCCAATTGCCTTTGCATCTAAAAAGTCAGACGGATTCAACCCATATTTGACAATCTTTGATGAGTTTGCAGCCTGGGAAGGTGAAGCGGGTATGAAAATGTACAACGTTATGTTGTCGGCAGGTGGTGCAAGACCAGATCCACTTTATATTCCTGTAAGTACCGCAAACTATATTGATGAAGGATTATATGATGAACTATTTGTTCGTGGAACATCTGTTTTACTTGGTACGTCTGATGAAAAACAAATGTTGCCTTTCTTTTATATGATTGATGATATTCAAAAATGGGATGATCCTATTGAATTAAGAAAAGCAATGCCAAACCTTGGGATATCGGTTTCTTATGAATATTTGCAGAATGAAATTTTAAAAGCACATAGCTCACCTACATATAAGGCGGAGTTTATAACAAAATATGCGAATATCAAACAGAATTCAACAGAAGCATTATTTAGTGCAGAAGATATTAACAAAGTTAAAGGTGAAGAACTTAGATTTGAAGATTTTGCACATACATATGCAGTTGGTGGAATTGATTTGTCACAAACAACCGATTTAACAGCCGCATCTGTTGTTATACGAATTCAAGAACAGGACTACATATTTACTCATTTTTGGCTTCCAACATTAAAAATCAAGGAGCTAGAAGAAAGAGACAAAATACCATATACGAAGTTTATTCAATTGGGATATTTAAGCCCAAGTGGGGAAAACTTTGTACGGTATGAAGATGTTACGGAATGGTTTGAAATGCTACGTAAGAAATACAAGATCTATTGTGTGGTCGTTGGATATGACCGTTATTCGGCTCAGTATCTTGTGGATGATATGAAGAAATACGGATACAAGATGGATGATGTCATTCAGGGTACTAACCTTACACCGGTTATTAATGAATTTACGGGATACGTAAGAGATGGATTTGTTCATACAGGAACAAATGGACTTTTACAAGCACATATGTCTAGTGTGGCATTAAAGAAAGTTGCGGAGGACAATCGTGTACGCATGATTAAAACTGATCCAAGAAAACATATTGATGGGTATGCATCTGTTATTGATGCATATACAGTAAGACAAAAATGGTGGGATACATTCAAGTACCGCCTTGAAAACAAGAAAAGGAAGGTGAATTAGTGGCTAAAAGCAGAAGAAAAAGATTTGGTTTGCTAGGAAGTCTATTAGGACTAAATAAGCCAGCACCTAAACAAAATCAATTACACTCAATGTTTGCAAGCTTAGGTGGATATTCACCGGTGTATTCATCATATGATGGTGGAATATATGAGATTGGACTTTGCAGAGCATGTATCAATCGAATTGCCACATCATGTGGAAAAGCTTCACCTGAACTGACAAACAAAGACTACAAAAGCAAGATATATAACTATTTGGTTAAGAAAAAGCCAAATCCTTATATGACAGCTAGTCAATTTTATAAAAGATTGGCAACCATATATTTTGCAGAAAACAATGCTTTCATTATTCCAATTGAAGATGAATATGGAATGATAAAGGGATTGTGGCCTGCTGTTCCAAGTCAGTGTCAGTTAAAAGAAATCAATGGTGTAGTTTATATTTATTTTAATTTCATCTATGGCGAAACAAAATTGATTGAATACAGCAAAGTAGGACATTTAAGGCAAATGCAGTATAAAAATGATTACTTTGGTGATACGAATGATGCATTTGATACAACAGCTAAATTGATGCTTGCTCAGGAAGAAGGAGCAATCAATGCGATCAAGTCTAGTTCTATTGTTCGATTCTTAGCTAAAATTTCAACACCAATTGACGATGATGAGGATTATAAAGAACAACAAAACATGATCTTAAGAAATAACCTGAACAAGAATGAAACAGGTGTATTCCTTGTTGATAATCGTTTTGATGAAGTAAAACCGATTGAAAGTAAACCACTATTAGTGGATGCCAAGCAGAAGCAAGCAATTGAAAATAGTGTATATAGCTATTTTGGAATTAGTGAAGCTATTTTACAAAATAAATATAAACCTGATGAATGGAATGCATTTTATGAATCAATTATCGAACCATTTTTTATTGAAGTTGGAGAAGTATTGAGTGGAATGTTATATTCCGTAAATCAGATTATGAATGGTAGTGAAATCATTCTTACAAGTGATCGTTTACAGTATGATTCGACACAAACAAAATTGAATGTTGCGACTCAAATGTTCGATAGAGGAATGATTGATACAAACGGGGCATTAAATATTATGAACAAAGCGCCTTTACCAGATGATGAAGGTAAGAAACGTTTTATTCGAGGTGAATATATCCAGGTAACTAAATCGAATCAAGGAGGAATTGGTTACAATGGGGAAACCGAACCACAGCAAAATCCAAATGCGCTCGATCCCGTTCCAAATGAACCCGGTGACGGAAAACAAACGGATTGATACTCAGTACTATGTTGAAGGATATGCTACAACATTTGAACCTTACGTTCTTTATCGAGATTACGAAGGTAATGATGTATATGAGTTGATTGAGCGTTCAAGTTTGGACAACGCTGATATGAGTGATATCATCTTCCAATTTGATCATGGAGGAATGGTATATGCACGTACAAGCAATGGTTCACTCATCGTTGAAGTAGATGAACATGGATTGTTTGTTGCAGCAGATTTAGGAAGAACAGAAGCTGCAAAACGCTTGTACGACAGTATTCAGGCAGGAATGGTTACTCAGATGTCATGGCGATACATGGTGGATGAGGAATCATATGATAGATCTAAAAAGATGTGGACAACACGTAAAGTATCAAAAATTTATGATGTTTCGGCAGTGTCGATTCCTGCAAATGATCAAACATCTATTGAAGCAAGGGCAAAGTCTTTAATGGATGAAGAACGGACTAAAAAAGAAAATGAAAAAAAACGAGAAAGACTGAGTTTGTTGTTGCAGATTAAGGAGGCTATTAATTAATGTTTACAGAGCAACAACTAGCAGCATTCAATGCAATGAATCACGAACAGATTCAAAAAAGATTTAAAGAAATTCAAGATGAGGTCAACAAAAACGATCCTAATACAAACTTGGAAATGTTACAGGCGGAATTTGATATCTTGCAAAAACGTGACAAAGAGTTACAAGGCAAGGTAGCACAACGTAAAGCGTTCTTAGATACTATGGCAAAATCTATTGTAGATGAAGAAGGTGCTTTTGTTACACAACAGGAACAAGCTCGTAGCAAAGCACATCCATCAATGCCTACAAACTTATCAGAACGTAAAAAAGGAATGGAAGACGATATGGAGTATCGTAGTGCATTCATGGAATTCGTTCAAAAAGGAAAACAGTCAGAAATCTTAAGACAACGTAGTGCAGAAGCAGGTGTGGCAGCTGATCTAGGTATTTTAATTCCTGAAACAATTGTGCAGAAAGTAATGACTGAATTAAGTAAATCACGTGGTTACTTATACAATGCAGTATTACATACAAATTTCCGTGGTGGTGTTAAATATCCTATCGGTTCATTCAAGGCTACATTTAAACGTATCACAGAAACAACAGTATCTGATCGTCAAAAGGCCGGTTCTGTTACAGAATTTGTACAATTTGGATATTTGATTGGTGAAATTCGTTTAGCACGTACATTACTACAAACTGTATTGACTGTAAATGCATTTGAAACTGAATTAGCAAAAGTTATTGTAGAAGCTTATTTGGAAGCTATGGATCGTGAAATTTTAACAGGTGACTCTACAAATAATGAATGTGAAGGTATTTTAACAGAAGCTAATAAAGTATCAGGTAGTCGTATTAAAGCCGATCATATTATTGAATTTACGGAAGCAGAAATGAAAGATTGGAAATCATGGCAAACAAAATTGTTCGCAAAGATTCCTTTATCAATGCGTAAATTAAAGCCAGAGTTTGTTATGACTCCTGCTACATATGAAGCAAACATTAAAACGTTGGCCGACGATAATAATCGTCCTGTTTATGCAGAAACATATAATCCTATTGATGGTGCAGAACGTGCAACATTCAAAGCTAGAACAGTTAATTTCGTTGAAAATGATACATTCAAAGATTTTGATGAAGCAAAAAACGGTGAATATTTCGGAATGTATTGGGTTGGAAAAGAAGCCTATGCGATCAACTCAAATATGCAGTTTGGTGTGAAGAAGTACTGGGATTATGAAAAGAATGAGGAAGTAACTCAAGCATTGGTTATCAATGATGGTAAAGTATTAGATCCTCAATACATCTTCTTGTTAAAAAAAAAAGTAGCTTAAGCAATGGAGATGTTACAAAAGATGAAAGTCAAACAGGAACACAATCATTAAATGATGAAGAACCTGTTGGAACTGATGATGAACCTATTTTATTAGATGATGAGCCTAAGAAAACTACTCGAAAAAGCAGTGCGAAGAAAGCTTAGGTGATAGATAATGGTGTTCAATATTTCTGAAAGCCTTCTAGAACGTGTTAGAACTGCTGCTACAAGAGCTAAATCACATGCTTATGATGATGAAATCAAAACGTATATCAATGCATGTTTATACGATTTGGATAGATTAAATATCTTATTTGATGAAGATGATTTAGAAGATGAAATTGTAGTAGCGGTAATAGCATATGTAATGTCAAAATTTGGTACAACGGATGCTTCAAATAAAGAATCAATGGCTAAAACATATGAGGATTTACGTCAGATTCTTATGACAGATAAATCTCATAAGAAGGTGAAATAGTATGGCATATGAATATACTCGTGAGAATAATCTTTACTACGATGTGGCATATCTGATTGAAAAAGAAAGATATGTGGATGCAGATGGTGTGGAACGTGTTAATGAAACTGAGAAGGAAGTGTTTTGTCGAGTTGGTGGAATTTATTCAAAAGAATTTAATGAAGCCTACCAGGCAGGCATACAGTTAGCGTATAAGCTTGTTATTCCTACTATTGATTACAATGATGAAACGACAGTGAAATACAACGACAAAAAGTATGCGGTTTATCGTACATTCCCATCCGGAGATACGATTGAACTATATGTTCAACAGGATGCTGGAGAATGGAAACAGTAAGACAACAGATTGTAGCTAAATTCACTGAACTTTTAGGTGAAGGACAATTTGTATATGGCAGTTTCAAATCAAAACCCCATACCCCCTATGGGAATTATGCATTGGATTATACAAATAATTACTTTGCAGACAATAGAACGTATTGTAAGATTGGAACTTACATATATAGATTAGTGACTGATCAAAAAGATTTTGAATTAGAAGCTAAAATCGAAGATATGTTTGATGAACTAGAAATACCATACCAAACCATCACAGATGAAGATATAAAAGCTCAAAAAGTACACTGTACAGAATGGACGGTGACATTAGTTGGCCGTCAATGATGTATACTGCGATATTTCTCAGCTTGGGCCTGAAATCAGAAAGATTATTCAAGAATATAAAGAGCATTCTTTGGCGCAGATTGATAGAGCAGTAGAAGAAACTACAAAAGATTCTAAAGACATTGTTAAAGCTAAGGCCAATGTAGACCATAGAAACACGCGTAGAAAAGGTAAGTATAAAAGGTCTATAACATACAAGATAGAACGTGAATTAGCTCATACACGCGGTGTTATTTATGCGAGTGGCCACGAATACTCATTAACTCATTTACTAGAAAACGGACATAATTTATGGAATTCTCCTAGACGTACACGTGCATTTAAGCACTGGAAAGATGGAGAAACAAACGCAATCAAGGAACTGCCAAGTTTAATCGAAAAATATTTGAAAGGATAAAAACTATGACAAATAAAAACAAAGTACGATTCGGTCTAAAAAATGTACATGTATGTTCTATTACAGAAAGTGCAGGATCAATTACATATGGTGCGCCTACTGCGTGGAAAGGTGCTAAATCATTAACTCTAGATCCAGAAGGAGATACAAATACATATTATGCAGATAACACTGCGTATTTTACAACGAATACAAACAATGGATATTCAGGAAGTTTGGAAATGTCTGAGATTCCTGAAGAAATTGAAAAAATGATTTTCAATACAGTGACAACAGAAGAAGGTAACTTAGCAGAAGATGCAAACGTATTGCCTAATAACGTTGCGCTTATGTTCCAATTTGAAGGTGATGTAAGTGCTACTAAACACATCTTCTATAAGGTTGTATTTGCACGACCAAATGTAGAAGGTGAAACAAAAGAAGAGAGCACTGATCCTGCTACTACATCAATGGATATTACGGCTGTTCCTGTTGAGAAAGATGATCATCAATGGGTAAAGGCAAAATGTCGTAAAGGTGACACAAATTATGAGAGTTTCTTTACAACTGCTCCAACATTACCTACTCCAAAAGCTAGTGAAATGAGCCAGGAAGAAGGTACACCGGTAGTTGTACAAAGTGATAATGGCAAGGAAGTGAGCACATTATAAGAGGGGCAACCCCCTCTTTGTGAGGTTATATGGAACAGACACTAAGTATTGATGGTAAAAAATATAATTTATTGTATAAAGGCAAAACGGCTAGCATTTATAGAGATTGTTTCAACAGAGATTTGTTAGTGGACATTCAGGAAGTGCAAATCAAATTTGGTGAAGCTATCGAAAAAAATGTTCGTGAAGGAAATCCTGATCGAGATCCTTATTTCACTTTATTACAAGCAAACGGATCTTTATTTTTTGAAAGATTAGTTTGGGTATGTATCAAGACGTATGACACATATCATGGAAAAGAAACAAAAGCGTTCCAAGATTTTGTTGATGAAATTGAAGATTATCAAACCTATGTAATGAGCGGAGTTGTTATTCTAGAACAAATTATCAATGCAAATAAAGCAACGGTAAAAGATGAATCCGATGAAGTGGTTTCAGATGATAAAAAAAAAGAAGCGTAAGCTACACTGATTTAGTATTAGGTGGATTAAATTTAGGATTAAAAATAGATGAAATAGAGGATATGGGCATAGGAAGATTGTTTGATTTGATTATTGCACGTGGAAATATGCAGTCCAAAGTAAATAATTCAAAAAACAAAATTCGTATTCGTAAAGCAATCCAAAGCGACTTTGACAGATTTTAGGAGGTACTAAAATTGTCAGGTTACAGTCAAGTAAGAGGTATCTCCGTAAAAATTGATGGAGATACTACAGGCTTTCAAAAAGCAATTAATAAAATAAAATCCGAAACAGCAGGATTAGATAAAACAATGTCAAAACTGAAATCTTCTATGAAATTCAACGAAGGAGATTTTCAGTCCTTTGCGACATATCAGAACTTGTTACAAGATAAAATCAAAAGCACAACTAAGCAATTGGAAGTCTATAACAAGAAACTGATGAATTATCCAAAGACACAGAAGCAGTGGTCCGATGCGGTTTCTTCTGCTACTAAGTCTGTTGATAATTACACTCATACGTTTAATTCTTTGAATAAAGAATATGCAGACAACAACAAACAAATAAGTGCATGGAAAGAAGCAATTGCGAACGGTACGCGTTCGGCAGAACAAGGTGAAAATGCTATCCAAAGATTAGCTTCACGAAATGTCACTTTAAAAGAAGCAATGGATGATTGTACTTCAGGTATTGCCGAACAAAAAAAATCATTGGTTGATTTAGGCAGTACATACGAAGATTCTCAACGCACATATTTAGGTTTAAAAGCAGGTGCTTTAGGACTTAAAAATGAATTGGCAGGTATGTCAAAATCATTCATTTCAACGAATGAAACACTGTTAAGACTGTATGATACGTTAGGAAAAGTAAGCTCAAAAGCAGAACAGTTTGCGAACGCAGTAAAACCATTGTCTATGTTATCTTTTGCAGGTATTGCAGCCGCTACAAAAACTGCAATCGATTTTGAAGATGCATGGACTGGTGTTACAAAAACAGTAAATGCAACACCTCAACAGTTTGAAAAAATCAATGCAGGCTTAAAAGATCTAGCACAAAATACATCGAGTACATATCAAGACATTGCACATTATGCAGAACTTGCAGGACAAATGGGTATCCCTACAGATGCTATTGTTGGATTTACTAAAACTATTACAGAATTGGGGGATACTACAAATCTTGTTGGTGAAGAAGCAGCACAAAGTATTGCCAAGTTCTCAAACGTAATGGTTTCGCAGTCTAAAAAGACGAATACATATTATTCTCGTTTAGGTTCTACAATCGTAGACTTAGGAAATAAATTCTCTACAACTGAAGCAGATATTATGAATATGGCTACTAGATTAGGTGTTGCAGGTAAGATGGTAGGCTTTAACTCTAATGAAGTATTAGGGTTATCAACTGCATTATCTTCATTAGGTATTGAAGCCGCTGCTGGTGGTAGTTCTGTCTCTAAAATGTTAAAGACAATTGATCTATCTGTTTCTACGGGAGATAAGAAACTACAAAAGTTTGCAGAAGTATCTGGTATGACTTCTCAACAATTTCAAAAAGCTTGGGGAGAAGATGCAGCGGGAACATTCTTAAAGTTTGTAGAAGGTATTGGTAAATCGGCGGATGTTACAAAAACATTGGATGAATTAGGCATTAAGGAAGTACGACAAGCACAGTCAATGGGTGCTTTGGCACAAAGTTCGGATGTATTGGCTAGTGCATTAAATGTTTCTAAAAATGCATGGAATGACAATACGGCCATGGCAAACGAAGCAGAAAAGCGTTATGCGACATTGAAATCACAACTATCTCAAACATGGGAAGCAATTAAACAAGCTGGTAATGAATTAGGTCAGGCATTTACACCTACTTTAACGGATCTATTAAAGATAGTAAAAAAGGCAGCTAATGCATTCTCTAATTTAGATGAAGGAACGCAACAGACAATCGCAAAGATGTTATTGTTGACGGCAGCCGCTTATCCAACTGCAAAAGGTGTAAGTAAAGTAGCTGGTGCAACGCAAAGTGCTGTTGGATTCTTTACTAAAGCACATCCAAGCTTACAAAAGGTAGCGGATGGATTTGGAATTGCTGCAAAAGAAGGAGAAGCAGCAAGTACTTCTATCGTTTCGTTAGGAAAAGGTTTTGTATTAACACATCCAGCAATTACGGCAGTTACAGTTGCACTTGGTGCTTTCGCAGGTGCTGTTGTTTGGGCCGATAAAAAACGCAAGGAAGCGATGGAAACTGCAAATAAAGAGCTTGCATATAAAGATACAGATTATGCAGTTACATTAAAAGTTATTGATGGTTATGAGAAGTATGCAAAGTCAATGTCTAAAACTAAGACAAGCATGGGTGAAATTGTAACTCAATATATGCAAAACAACAAAACCGCAAGTCATTTGATGCAAACAATTGAAGATCTTAACGCAAAAGAATCTTTAAATGCTACACAAAAGACTATGCTTGCAGAAGCAGTTAGGGAGTTAAATCAACTTTATCCTGATTTAGGAGTAGAAATTGACGAGAATACTGGCAAACTAAATCTTAATGATGATGCGCACTATAAAAGTATTGATGCAATCAAAGAAAGAATCACTCAGATTCAAGAAGAAGCAAAACAAGAAGCGTTGGCAAGTATCGCAAAGAAAAATGCCGCTGCTCAATTGAAAGCGGAATTAAAGAATGCTGAGCTTACGGAAAGCATTAATAGTACAACGGATTCATTAAGAAAATTAAGTGCAGAATATGCAGCAGGCCATATTTCGATGCAAGATTACATGAATCAATCAAGTGCATTGAGGGATTCAATCAATACATTATGTACGGATTTAGCGGATTCTTATACGAAATTGCACGAAACGCAGACACAATCCATTCTTCAATCTAACTACTTAGAAACACAGTCGTTTGAACAGATGGGAACGACTATGAAGGCACAGTTGACTGATATTGCAGCACAGGCAGCTCAAGCAGGTATTCGCATTCCTATTGGTATTCAAGAAGGTATTACAAATGGAACTGCAAATGCGGTAGAAGCAGCTAACTATATGGCTAGTTTGATGAATTTTCAACAACTTGTAGATCAAGCCGGTATGATCGGTGGTTCTATTCCTATGAGTGTAGCCAATAGTATTCTTGCAAATTGTGGAAGTATCACAGAAGCAACCAATGCCATGAACAATTTAATTACATTGGCACAGGCAGTTCAAACTGCTGGTATTGAAGGACAACAAATTCCTGCTGATGTAGCTGAAAAAGTTGCTAGTGGACAAATGTCTGTTGGAGATGCGGTAACTAAAATGATGCAAGACACAGATCCGAAAATGAAAGAAGCCGGTGAAAAGATGAAAAAACAAGCTGACAAATCAATCACTGGTATTGCGGATGCATTTGCGAATGACGGAACTACATCAGCTGCTGTTGGAAGTATGGGCGGAAAGATGGAAAAATCACTGCAACCTCACTTATACGGTATGGTTACAAGCTCTGCTAAAGCTTATTCAGATATTAAATCAAATATTGATAAAGCTCAAAGTTATGCAGACAGTCATCCTATCACGGTTACACATACAACTATAAAAAAGACAAGAGTTGTTGAAGGTGATGACAATAAAAAATATTTCCCACAATCTTTGTTTAATGCGGATAAACCTGTAGTTGACACGGATATAATGCCAATGGATGCGGATAAGATTGCTACATATTCAGATATCAGTCCATATGCATCTGTTGCGAATGCTACAACAGCTATTATGGGTGGAACTACATCACGAAGCTATGGAAGCGTTGGTAATATAAATTTGAGTGCAATCACAAATAGATTGGATCAAATGATTAATGCGATTGGAAATTGTGATCTAACAATCAATCTACAACCTATGCAATTGGATGGAAATGTTGTTACAGATACTGTACAAGAAATTATATCAATTCGAGATATGTTGAAATCATGGGGAAATGGAGGTTCATAGAATGTATCATTTTAGATTTACACCTGAAAATAAACTGCGTTATACGCAAAATATTATGTATTTATTAAAGGTAAGTGAGCGCCCTGTTATTCCTATGGCAGAGGAAATTGTAGAAACATCTACACTTGGTGACGGTACTACATCGTATCGTCATACAGGTGTATATCAAGATCGTAAAATTCCTATTAAATGCAACTTTGTTTTAAATAGCAAGAAAGAATATCTAGATCGTATCTATAAAATCCAACAATATTTTAATGGAAATAAAGGAATATTGGAGTTAACTAGTGATGATAGAGAACATTATTGGAAGGTAAAAAATGTAACGTTTGATATGGATTCAAGAGATTTTGGACGAGGTAGCGAATTTACAATCACATTTATTTGTGAACCTTACAGATACGTAAATAAGTATTCAAGACCATATGATATTGTAAGTGGAAAAAAGGTAGAACTTGCGAATTATTATGAAACAGCATATCCAATCTATCGTTTATATAACACTTCTATGAATGCGAAAAACATTACGATCAATTGTAATGGAAACAATTTTACGATCACAAATCCTTTTAACGGTACATCGGATATTTCTTATGTTGAAATCAATACGGAAAATTCTTATATGAAAACATACTATAAAAAAGGAACGTATAAATATGACACATTGAAAACAAGTGGATCTTTTGACGGACTTAAATTTAATTATGGTTCAAATAATGTATTGATCACAACAGATATTGGTGCTATTCGTGCAGAAATTATACGTAATTATAGGGAGAAATAAAGATGATTCATTTATTCTTTTCTAGAAAAAAAACAACATATGCACAAATGAAAGAACGTAATGGAGATGTGATTTTAAAACATTGTGTTAGTGCTAAGGCAGTATTTGAAAGAAATTCTATTTGGTACGTAGAAATAGAATTCCCAAAAAGTGATTTGATGGGTATGGAAATCAGTGATGAATCCGTGTTTAAAGTTGACATAAATTTTGAAGAACCACAGTTATATAGAATTGTGTATCCAAAATACAACAAACAAAGCGATACATATACATGCTATGCAACACATGTGTTCTTTGATTCGCAAAAAGAAGTGTTTGTGTTTGATGATCGTACTATGAGTGGTACGTGGCAAGATGCGATAAATACCGCAAATGATATTATCACAAAGTCTCGACCAAATTATCCTTATAAAATTTATGGACATGGGGAATACGCAAATTATGCCAACATTAATGCAAAAGATGAAAAAATCGTTTATTTCCGAAATGTTCAAAATAGTGGGTATTGTTTGGATGTTCCAAGCGCAAGTGAAGATGCATCTATACAATTACAGACATATCAGAGAAACAGAACCTCTGCACAGACTTTCATGTTGAAAAAAGTAGGCTCAGATAGATATGGAGATATATATGGAATTTTATCTTTATGTTCATGTAGATGGCTTAAATTGGATTCAGGAAAGGTTGTGTTAGGCAGCCTATCTGAAAGTCCATCAGATAATTCTGAGAAATGGTGGTTCATTAACAATGAATCTAGTTACGAAATTGCACCATATGGAAACATATATTATGGCATTTATCCTAGTTCACCGAGTATTGGCAACGGAAACAAAGTTATTGTTGCTGATAGAGGTACTTCCGAAGTTGGAAATGCGTGTAAATGGATGATTGAAGATGTGGATTCTACACAAACGGCATATTGGGTTCGATATAATCTGATTCAATGTTTGTTTGGCACAGAAGAAAATTCTATGATGAACAGATGGCCTGAATGTGAAAATAACAGATATGTTTCGATGTTTAACAATTATGACTGCTACTTTGGAAATCCAGATTATTATGCTTCCAATTTGAAGCCAAATGATTTCTTTATAAGTAATAAAGAAATGTCAGAATATACTCAGAAAAAATCAATGGAAAATGTAGTTACAGGAATCATACCTAAAGCGTACAATGGACGCATTTTACCAAATCACGAGATTATCAAGGCTAGTAATTGGGATACAGATGAAATTCATAGAATTGATGTAAAAGAATATTCCGATATCAAATTGATGGCGGATGATTCACAAGCAAAGAAAACAACATTGGGCGTATTTACAAATGAAACGAACCTAAGAAACTATCTTAGAATACAAGCTAAAAAATCTTTGGAGAAAGAACTGCAAGAACCAAAAACAGAAACTTCTGTTAAATTTGAAGAATTATTTCCATACAATGTGCCGAATGCACAGGCGTTAAAAATAAATGATTCAATTTTTGTAGAGACTGATTTTGGAAAACGAGAAAGATTTTATTTAAACAAATTGACCTATAACTTGATTACGGAAAGGCCTGAGGATTTAGATCTTGTATTAGAAAGTGAGGTATAACATGGCAATTGTATATAATGATTTGACCGTTAGTTTAACGAAGCCAAACGACAACTTGATTGTTGAAATGGTAAGAGCTGATTCGGGGCGAGGATTAAGAATTTTTGTGAGTGATGATGTGATTACTAGTAATAGCTCAAATGTTGATGAATCTTTGCATGCGATTTTATGGACTAAAAAGCCGAGTGGATTAATGGTTAGCATTGGTTCTACATCTGTATCAAGGCTTGAAAACTCAAATGCATACGAAATTGAATTCTCAGATACAGAAGCTTTTCAAAATATCTTAGCAGAATTAGGAATTTGTGAATGCCAGGTGACATTAGAATCTAGTGGAACATTTGTCACAACTTTTAATTTTAAGATTAAGGTTGTTGATAATCTTGCAACGCAGGAATCGTTAGAATCGACTGAAGAATACAAATCTATGATGGAATTGATTGCAAAAGTAAATGCATATAAAAATGAATTAGAAAATTATGTGGCTCAATTTAAAGATCAACTGAAATTAAAAGTTAATGTTAGATATGGTACTTCAGATCCTGTTGTACAAGATGGCGATAAAGCTGGAGATATCTATATCAAATATGAGGAATAGCGTATGACTATTTTAGCAACATTACCCTATAATCCGTATTTAATACTTACATTTGAATCCTACAATGAAAGATATGAAGGGTCATATCCTAATTTAAAATTTAAAGCGGATGTAAGGTTTAAATTTACCGGAAACTTCAAAATCCAAGCAACCAATGTTGTTACTCTTGGAGGACTTTCTAAAACTATTTCAAGATGGGATTTAAACTATATCCAAGATTCAGGATGGTATTATCTAGGACAAATTAATGATCCTATGTACTGCAATAGGCAACGGCATTTTGAATGGTATGCGAGTTGTCAAGGATGGCCTAATTTAAAAGGAACAGCAACATTGACTACACCTGAGATTGAACTGCCAACGTATGAAGCAGAGATATCAGATATTAATAGTACCTCAATTTCTATTTATGGAAGGCTAAAAACAAATCCTTACAATTTGTATACTTTGCGTATTTATTCAAGTGCAACAAAAAAATTTATTGTGGACAAATTAAATGGTACACATGTTGTAAGTGGATTGAAAGGTTCGACAAATTATGAATTTCATATCGAACCGTTTATGGCCGACTGTTCGGGATCGTATTTACTTCAAACAGTATTAGAAGCAACAACGTTAGAAGACTATAAAAAGATATCTGTAACGAGTGTAGATGTAACTATATCTCATATTGATGATAAGTATGATAAAGCAGTGTGTGTTGCACATACAACGGATGATGCACATGTTACAAAGAGTCATTGGGATTATGATGGTATGGGAAGTGATTTAACTTCAGATAATCTTACAAAAGAATTTAAAGTGCAGAATGGGAATGAGTATAGAATGCTTGTTTATGTAACAGATACTTTAGGAAGAACGAGTGATATGTTTTACTTTTTTATCATTGCATCTGCCGCTTATAGAGAAGTATGGGTGTTTGATGGGAATAATTGGAAAAAAGGAAAATCACTTGTTTTGAGTAGTGATGGAAAAACATTTGAGAAATGTAGACTTTATTGTGATACAGGACTTGAATGGAAAGGCGCAAAAAGATATGGAGAGGATTAAAAATGGAAATTAAAAGAGATCATATTTTCATAAATCAAGGAGATACCATCTATACAGATATTTTAATTAAGTATAAGAATGGACAAGTATTTATTCCTGGCAAGGATGATTCATTAGAGTTCATTATTTATAAAGATGGCAAAGAACTTATTAAAATTCCTATTGATGAATCTTTGAAGGTAATTTGCCAAACAGATGAACTTTCTGTTGGTGTTTATAATTGGATGGTTCGTATTGATGTGAACGGAATTAAAGAAACACCATTAAAAGGTGTCCTTCAAGTGAAAGGAGTTTAGATATGGATGGATTGAAAGCAAGACTAAGCTTTGATGCGGTTGCTTATGATTATGATGATGAATATCTTACGATTGATACAGATACACATACTATTAATATTAATAATGTATCTAGATTGTTTGGAGTACAATATGATGGAAATTCTAAACTGATTAAATTTAGAATCAGAAACAAGTTATCTGATATTCAAAAAATGCAAGATTCAATTGTTTATATAAATTGGATTGATTCTAAGGGAGTTAAGGGTCAGTCAATTGCGATTAACAAAACAATTAATAATGATATTTGTGAATTTGCGTGGAAAGTACCGTTTGATGCTTTGAAAAATTCAGGAGCATTACATTTTGCAATGAATGCAGTTGTGACTAAAAATAGTTCAAGTGTAATTGATCAAAGATGGTCTACACAAATTGCATCTGTAATTACACCTGATGGAATTTATATTAAATCCTATACACCTAGTAGTGAGGAAGAAGATAAAATTGCACAAATCTATAACGAATTATCAAAGATGATAAATAAGCAAAATGATGATTTAAACAAAAAAATAGATGAAGGAAATACACATTTACAAGCACGAATTAATTCGCTAATAGAAGAAATAGGTAGTTTAACATCAATAACTAAAAACATTTTAGACATTAATAAAATGCCTGTTTATGAAAACTTTAATGGAGTTTCAGCTAAAATAAAAAATAATGAATATATTTTTAGTGGAATGAGCAATAATTCATTTTCTAAATATAGCCAACCACTTCCTTTAGTAGCGGGAAAAACTTATACATTTTATGTATTTTCTGATAAACAAATTAACGGTTATATCAGGACATTTAATAGTGATGGAAGTACATTGCAGACAGAAATGATTGCAGGAAATATAAAAAGAAAAACTATCAAAATAAATGATTTATCAACATCTATTGTATGGTCTATAGGTAGATATGGTGGTGTTGATTATGGAGAACGCACCACTATAAAATTACAAATTGAAGATAGTAATGGTACACATCCTTACGAATATATTCCACATATAACTGCAAATGATTTTGTAGCTAGAGAAAAAATATTACAATCAGAAAGAAAGAAAAATATTGGATACGTATCAGCTGAAGGGTCAGATTTAAATGATGGCTTTTCTCGTTCAACACCATTTAAAACAATTCAAAAAGCTATAGACAGTGGTATAAAAAATATATTTGTTAAAGAAGGAATCTATACAGATGGAATATCTATAAGTGGAAAATCAGGTATTCATATTGCACTTGACAGATATTATGATTCTTTTTCTGCTGGCAAAGATGAAGATAATCCTAAAATTATTATTGATGGTTCACTAAAAGAAATTGAAAAAGGAATTAGTATTTACGACAGCATCAATTGCTCATTTTCTGATTTTGAAATAAAAAATTGTTATATTAATGGAGTGTATGCAAGTAGATGTCAAAAAATAACATTTAACGATTGCATTGTTCACGATATTGGAATTATTTCGCCAAGCAATTCTGTTGGTGGATTTGCTTTTCAATATATTGATGCTGATGTATACAATTGTATTGCATACAATATAGGAACAACAAAAAAAGGAAATCAAAAATACCATTGCGACGGATTTAATATCCATTACACAGGAACAACAAATTTTATAAACTGTTCCGCATGGAATTGTGAAGATGACGGTATTTCACATCATGATGCCTGCTGTGGTGTTGTTAATGGTGGTGAGTGGTATAACTGTGGAAAAGGCGGAGTTGCAACTCCTACTCATGGTGCTAAAATAAATATTAGCAATGTATACTGCCATGACAATAATGTGGGAATATATGCAGGTAATGATTCAGCAACTACAGATAGAGGAAATATTATTCTAAGTAATTGTGTTTGTAAAAACAATTATAATAAGGATATGATTATATCTGATTACTACAAATTAATTGCAATTAATTGTATCTATGATACTATACAAGGCTCAAAAAATATAACAAGATTCGGAAATGCAAACTAACTAAATAAGAAATTAGTGAATTGTTGCATTTAAATAGGATGAAAACTTGAAAGGAAAACGAATATGAGTGGAGAATATCTTAGTGTTATTATTTCTGCATGCATGCTTGTAATTGCATTTATTACGTATAATCGTGGCACACGAAAGATGGATGGAGAGCAAATATCCAATATGGCATTTTTGAAGAATGAATTGGAACATATTAAATCGGATTTAGGTGATATTAAAGATTCAATTTCAGAAATAAAAAAAGGAAGCAATTCAATGGAAGTGGAGCTTTCAGAACTAAAACAACAAATAAAAACTTTGTTTAATCGTGTAGAAGCGTTGGAGGAACGTAATAAAAATGGATATTAAAGATGCAAACAAGAAACTTCAAAATGTAGAAGAAAAAGTAGATAACATTTATGGTTTTTGTTCAAAATTAATTGATCGAAACTATAAAACAAGTAGAACGATTATTACAGTATTGGTTTTAGTGATTATTGTTCTTTATTCTACTATTGTTTGTCGTGGTTATTGGAAAGATGATCATGTGAATAATTGTTCTTGCGAAGCTAATTCAAACCAACGAATTTAATTAAGGCGGTGGTTTATATTAACAAAGCTAACAGATTAAAAGAAATACGTCCTAATGATGCATTAATACTTATCAAATCTGTTGGATTAAGAAAGAAATATGAACAGGTTTTGATTATGAGATACGTGTATGATATGTCATGTACCGAAATTGCAGATGCATTATGTGTGGAAGTACAAACCATAAGGAACAGAGTATGCAAAGCAAGAAAAATGTTCGATAAATATGTGAGCAATCTATAATGGTTGCTCATTTTATTTTGGGTATTTTATGAGTATTATTCGAGTATTAAATTATTTATTACGTAAACATATAATTAAAGCGTAAAGAGGTGGTTGAAATGTATAACAATTATAATCCAGCACAAGCACGAATTGACAGTTTGATGCAGCAAAGACAAATGATAGATCAACAAATTCAGCAAGTACAACAGTATGCAAATATTCCACCTATCAATATTAATAATCAGATTACACCACAACAACAAGGTAATTTTGATTTTAATGGAAAATGGGTGAATGACGAACAGGAAGCTAAAAACTTTGCGAACGCAAATCTACCTACGATTTTATTCGATAATAACAAATCTATTTTCTATATGAAGGCTTTAGACGGAACATTTAAAAAGTTCAAATTTGAAGAAATCACGGAAGATAATTCTAACAGTATTGAAAATCGTGTAAATGGAATCGAAAAGAAATTAGATGATTTGATATGTGCATTAAGCAAGCCACCAAAACAAGCTAATGAACAACCAAAGAAAGGAGCACAAACAAAATGAATCCTTTAAAAAGTATTATGGGAAATATGAATCCAATGAATATGATGAATATGGGAAATCCCCAACAAATGTTAATGAATATGCTATCACAGAAAAATCCACAAGCATTTCAACAATTTCAAATGCTTATGAACAGTGGTCAAAATCCACAAATGATTTTAAATCAGATGATGGGTAATTTAAATCCGCAACAAAAGCAACAACTGCAACAAATGGCAAAACAGTTTGGAATCAGGTAACAACGGCTAAACCGTTATTATAGAAAGAAAGGAGAACATATATGATGGAAAACGGAATGGGAATTCAACCAACTTACAACTTAGCCGAAAGAAATGACGGCTTTGGAGACGGAGGAGGTTGGTGGATTTGGATCTTGCTAATCTTCGTATTATTTGGATATGGAGGATATGGCAACGGAAACCTAACAAATGATTCTTTATTAAATGAAGAATTCATTAAACGAGATATTTTTAACACAAACACAAATGTATCTCAAACAGGTTGTCAAACTCAACGTGATGTATTAGAAAGTCGCTATACTAATCAGTTAGGACTTCAAAACTTGCAAGCTCAGCAACAAGAATGTTGCTGCAACACTCAACGAGCAATTGATAATGTAAATGCTCAAAGTTTCAAAAACACTTGTGACATTACAACAGCAATTCATTCAGAAGGTGAAGCAACACGTGCGTTGATTAACGCAAATACTATGCAAGAGTTACGTGATCGTTTAGCTGATCGTGACCGCGATTTATTAACAGCTAATTTCCAATTAAGCCAACAGGCACAATCAGCAAACATCATTAATACTTTGCAACCAACACCAAAACCAGCTTACATTACATGTTCACCATATTACGCTTATAACAACTTATGTGGATGTAATGGCTACAACAACTTATAATCTAGCACATATGTGATTAGGCAATTGCCTTTGGATTTAATGGGATAGTCGAAAGGCTATCCCTATTTTAATAGGAGGATAAAAGAAATGATTAATAGTATTGCTACGGCTGTTCAGACAGTCGATAATTCAAATAATGTTTTGTTTCCTACAGATCGTGTAAGATCAAAATCATGCCAGTGTCCATGTAAAGGATGGTTGGCACACGATCTAGGAAGTGGATTGTTTACACTAACAAAGCCAGGTATCTATGAAGTAACTTATACTGCGGATATTACGAGTGCAGCGGCAGGACAAGCTTCTCTAGTGCTTGAACTAAACGGAGAAGCAATTGGTGGAACACAATCTATTTATACTGTTGCAACTGCAAGTGCGTATGGAAATGTAAGTGGAGACACTCTAATTCAAGTTCCATGTGGTGCATCTTATACAATTGCATTAGCAAATAACAGTGGCTTAGATTTATCTGTTCAAAATGCAAACATCATTATTAAGAAGATTGCGTAGGTGAAAAGTATGCATAAAGCAATGGAAGTTAATGAAAAGATAATGCATGAGTCAGTAAACATGTTAGAGAAATATGGATATGCAGAATCTTATTTCCATGCATTATCTCAAGCTTTAGATAATATCAAAGACATTGAAACTATAGAAGCAATGAGAAATAAATATCAAATTGAGATAGGAAAAGATGGAGTTTCAACTGTAGCCCGATTAAAAGAAGATAATGATGGATATAATATTCATGATCCAGAAACAGAAGATATTGTTTATAAACTTGCAGAACATTTGAAAAAATATAAAGCGTTCAAAGAAGAATATACGCGTACAAAAGGTGAGATGGATTTGGAAAAGTCTCATCGTGAATTAGATAAGACTATGAAATGTATGCAACAAATCGTAACTATGATTCATGGATGCGTTGATTCAGATGAAGAAAAAACAATGATTAAGACACATATACGAGACATGTTTAATATGTATCAATAAGGCCGTTAAATACGGTCTTTTATTTTGTACAGTGTACAATCAATTTAAATACTATCATTAGGATAGGAGGTATTTGAAAATGAAAAAATATAGTAAAGAATGGTGGATTCAATATGGCTATTACGCAAGTATTAGAGCATTAAAGACAATTGCTCAAACTGCTGTTGGTGTTATCGGAGCATCTGCATTATTGGAAGCCGTTGATTGGCGAGTTGTAATTTCGTCAGCGGTTTTGTCAGGCATCGTCTCGTTGCTGACTAGTATTGGCGGATTACCTGAAATTAGTGTACCGGAGGAATAATAATGAATGATGAAGAAAAAGTAGTAGATTATGAGAATCTATCAGAAGAAGCAAAAGAAGAATTAAGCAATGGCAAGGAAGAAGGTGTAGATGAAGAATGTCATATTCCGGATTAGCAACATATTGTAACAGAACATCACAACATTATAATGGTCGTTTTGGATATAAGGTTTGTAAAATCACTCCACACTACATGGCTGCGGCATGGAGTGGTAAACAATGTGCAGATTATTTTGCACGAAATACTCGTCAAGCATCTTCCAATTATTGTATTGGAATTAATGGAGACATTGCATGCAGTGTTGATGAAGAAAATGCTGCATGGACAAGTTCAAATTGGTTGAATGATTCTCAATCAATTACAATTGAATGTGGAAACATTAATAACGCAACTGGAGAAATGACGCAAGCTACTTGGGATAGCTTGGTGAATCTATGTGTTGATATTTGTAAACGATATGGATTTAGATTGAACTATACAGGAAATTCTAGCGGATCATTGACTATGCACAAAATGTTTGCGGCTACATCATGCCCTGGAGCATGGTTGGAAGCACGTATGCCACAATTGGCTAATGAAGTAAATGCAAAGTTAGATGGAAAGGTTGAAACACCAAAACCTACAACTCCAAGTGGAGAAAAATATTCAGTTAATTTACCTATCTGTACAAACACATTGAGTGTGAATTGCTACGGAACTTCTACAGTTAAAAAAGGTGATTGGTCAGGTGTCATTGGTAGAGTAATTAAAGGAACAAAATATCCATATCGTGTTGATCGTAATGGGGTAGCGATTGGATGGACGGATGATGCGGGTATTGATACAGATCCCCATACACCAGTAGGCGCTACACAGTCTAGCGCAGAAGCTATCGACCAAATCTTGCATGAAGGAAGCTATGTTACATCTGTACATATGAAAATTGGCAATCAAGGCTTGAAGAAAATTGGCGATGATTTATGCTGCTACTTGTCTAAATTAGGTGGTTGGTTTCCAATTCGCTTAGTCGATAAAGTACCAAATTCAGATGGATATAATGACAATGTATTGCATACCACAAATGCAGTAGTCTACGTATCTAGAATCAGAGTCGATGCAGTGAATGTTCAAAAGAATATTGTCAAGATTGGTGGTGTTTGGGTTGATCCAACACCGTTAACAGAAATTGAATAAAATAAAAAAACAAAAAAATGTTTGACATAATATGGTTTATACTGTATTATCTTTCTTGCGTGAAGCAGTGAGGTACATTTTGGGGTACAAAACAACAAAGTGCTATCAAAACACGTAGATTATGATGTAAATAACATCAAATATCAATAGATATGAGGTATTTATATAATCCCCTCATCTGCTCCATTGAAATTTAAGCCTTTATTTAAAGGCTTTTTTATTTGTCTTGGGGTATATTGGGGTATAATTTGATATTAAAATATTGAATTATACCCCTTTTTTGCATATTATGGACATATAAGAGGGCACAAAAAATGACAGTTGAATTAGATAAGAAAACAGGAAAATATATGTTTGCTGGAAAAATATATAAGGATGGTAAATGTATAAAGAGATATCGTAAGCGTGGTTTTGATTCTAAATGGGAAGCACAAAAAGCTGAGGTTGAATTCAGAAAAGATTTCTTTATGCTTCCATCAGATATGAATTTTGACAGACTATATAAAGCTTTTAAAGAATATAATAAAAAGTATGTAAAAGAATCAACGCTAAAATCAGATGAATATTTGTACAATGTTCTTTCTAAGGAAATGAAAGATATTGATTTTCTAGATAAAAGGCAAATGCAAAACTTGATCAACAAATTTGATGATAAATATTCAAAGGCATATGTATCAAGAATATATTTCTTTTTAAATAAGCTATATAAATTTGGTGTTACTTCTGAATACATCCAATCAAATCCAATGACATATGTGAAACGTGATCTTAGATTGAATGAAAGAAAAGAAGAAATGACAATATGGCAGCAATATAATTTTGATTTATTCATTGAAGAAGTAGATGAACAAATGATGAAATGCTTTTATTCTGTTTTATTCTATATGGGATTACGAAAAGGTGAAGCCATGGCCCTACAATGGAAGGACATTGATTTTAGAAAGCAAACGATAGACATCAACAAAACATATAGATACAAAGAAAAAGACCCTAATAAATGGCTTACACCGCCAAAAACAAACAATAGCTATAGAACTATCACAATGCCTAATACATTGTCTAAAATGCTTCGAGAATGGTTTTTAGAATGTTCTAAATGGGATGATTTCACAAAAGATAAATTTGTGTTTGGATATTATAAACCAATATCACCTCAGACAGTACAAAGAAGATTTGATGATGCATATAATAAGGCAAAAGAAAAAGATGATGGATTGCCTAAAATAAGAATTCATGATTTTAGACATTCACATGCATCATTTCTAATTAATAACATGGCGGGAGCTGGATTCTCAGATTTTGATATAGCCAAACGCTTAGGAGATACGGTTGAAACATTGCACAATACATATGCACACTGGTTTGATACAAAAGATAAGAGTATTGTAGATATGATGAATAAGTTGTTGTAAATGTGACACAAATAATGTTAATATAAATAGGTCTTAACTAGCACCCATTTATAAGGGAATATGTGGTGATTGAGACTTTTACAGATTTGATTCTGTTAAGCTATGATTAAACATTGTGTTCCAGAATGCATAGTGTTTATAGCTTCCGTAGGGTTGTATGTGTTTACCTCAAGTTGGATAGGTCTGTTGACTGAAAGAAAACATTCTGATTGTGTATGTGAGGATAGAAAGATGGCTATCGCGCACGAAAGTGTCAAGGGTAGGAATGTAAATTCTGATGAGATGTGGGAACTATCGCCCCATCATATACACAAAATGAACCTTGGTAGCAACATAGTTGTATACCATTGATTAATTTACCTTGGCAACGCAAAAGCGGATGTCACTGAATCGGATCTTGTCATTTGACAAGGTCTTTTTTTGTTTATAAACTAAAATAGTTAGAGGTGTGTATGAAGATAATAGATTATGTAATAAAAGGACTTAAAAATATAAACTTGTTTCCAAAGGTTGAGATTAAAATAGGATCGTTTTATGACGACTATATATCATTATCTAATGATTGGAATATAGTTGGTGAAGATATTAAACAAGTTATGAAAGAATACAAAAAGAAAAACAGATAGTGTATGCTGCTCAACACCACTATCTGTTTTTCTTTCTCTGCTAATCTTTTCTTGAGGAAATAGAAAAAAGCCTAAAATATTTATCATGTACACATGAATAATAACATCACATTTTAAAAAGAGTAATGAAAAATGCAAAATATTAATAAATATTTACAAAACAAAATTAGTTAATAATATAACCAAAAGTTCATT